GCTTCTTACATACAAAAAAGATTTCCTAAAGCAAAAGATCAAGAAAAACCTAATCCTAATTTAAGAGTGTTAGAGATAAACATGGAACAGTTTATCAAAGAAAAACCACCAGAAGAAATAATAGAAACAACAGAAGAGGACATAGCATGATTTATAAATACTACGGTCCTCCAGGTACAGGTAAGACTTATAAACTAATTAGCAGAGCTAGAGCTTATCATAAAACAGGAACTAGATTAGATCGTATAGGCTACTTTGCATTTACAAGAAAAGCAGCAAAAGAAGCAAAAGCAAGAATGCCAGTCGTTGATAGCTTATTACCTTTCTTTCAAACGTTTCATTCTTTTGCATATAAGACATTAAATTTAAATGAAGAGAATGTTATGCAACCTGTTCATTATGAACTGTTGGGTAAAAAACTGGGCATCAGAGTTTCATATTCAGATAAATACAACGATGAAGAATCTGTATATCTGACGTGCAACAATCCATATTTTCAATTAATAAACAGAGCTGTTAATAAAGGTATAGATATAGAAGATGAATTTGATTTAGGAGAACACGATAGAAGAGAAATAAATTGGCATACATTAAATCATATTTATAAAAATTTTTTGGTCTACAAACAATATCATAAACTTTATGACTTTAATGATATGATTAAGTTGTTAATAGATTACGATAAGGTTCCAAAGTTTGATGTTGTATTTATAGATGAAGCACAAGATCTATCTCCACTACAATGGAAACTATATGATAAGATAAAAGAAAAGACCAAAGATATTTATCTCGCAGGAGATGATGACCAGGCTATCTTTGCGTGGGCTGGTGCAGACGTTAACAGATTTATAAATGAACCTGCAAAAGAAAAAGTTTTAATGTATTCAAAACGTATATCAAAAGCAGTGCAACAGGCATCAGAGATACCAATATCTAAAATAGCAGGTAATAGAAAAATAAAAAAATATTTACCTAGAGATTATGAAGGTGAATCACAATACATATCAACGATAAATCAATTAGACTTAACGAAGGATAAATGGTTGATTCTTACTAGAACAAAAGATCAGGCCCTAGGAATCATGGAGGACTTATACAAAAGGAATCTATATTATCAAAGTAATAAAGGTAAAAGTTTTAAAGTTAGATTGTATCAACGTATAAAAAACTATTTAAGTTGGGTCAATGATGATGCACAATTAGATGAAAAACAGTGGAAAGATATAGTAGAATACACAAACAAAACTAAGATTACAGAGAAAGAAGATTGGTATGATTTGTTTACTAAAGCATCGGAAAAAGATAAAAATTATATTAGAAATTTATTAGAACAAAAGGAAAACTTAGATTCTCCGGCTAGAATATGGGTATCCACTATTCATGCTATAAAAGGGGGTGAAGAAGATAATGTAATACTTTGTATGCATCAAGGTAGAACTGTTCAAAAATCAGTTAAAAGAAGTCAGGCAAAATTAGATGAGGAGCATCGTGTCTGGTATGTAGGAATTACAAGAGCTCGTAATAATTTATATAAATTAAAAACTAAAAATAAAGAAAAGGAGTATCAGATATGACAAACAAAGATATATTTAAAGACGCGTTCCCTCAACAACGTCAGATAGGTGGAAGTCACTATAAAAATTTTCGTATTCAACCATACGAATTTATTTCAAAAAATGATTTATCATTCTTTCAAGGAAACGTCGTGAAATATGTTTGTAGATATTTACACAAAAATGGTGTAGAAGATCTGGAGAAAATTAAGCACTACTGTGACTTGGAGATAAAAAAATTGAAAGACAAAAAATGATATTACCTCAAACTGAGTGGTTACAACCAACACAGTTTCCAGACTTAAGACAAGCAGAGGAGATAGCAATTGATTTGGAAACAAAAGATCCTGAATTAAAAAAAATAGGATCTGGTGTTTTGCGTAACACAGGAGAGATAGTGGGTATCGCTGTTGCTGTTGACGGATG